TATGTCAGTCCATAACATGTCGGTTAATAATATTCTGTTGGTATTTGGTAGTGTGTTCATTGGAGCAATTGCATGGTTGATGATAACAGTCTCAGAGTTGTCTGGTGATGTTAAAGTTATAAAGTATCAAGTTAGTGCAAATAGTGAAGACTTAGAAGTATTAAAAGCTAGAGAATAACTCAGTGAGACTACTTATATTAATTATATTCCTAGCAGGATGCTCTATAAAGACTTCAGATCTTCGCCTAGGAGTATGGAAGACACCTTCTAATGTTGATGGGTGGCAATGTGTAGAAAGTTCTAAGCCTTATAGCAATAAAGAATGTTAATTACTCAACAAGAAAAAGATCATTTAGATCGTTTGAGAGATTTACACAAACAGTATAAGAAAAGGAGATAGTATGCCACAAGGTGAAGGAACATACGGTAATCAAGTAGGAAGACCACCTAAGAAGAAGAAGAAGAAGAAAAAGAAGAATTTACTAAAAGTAGTAATTCTATCTTAACAAGTAAACCTAAAAAGGATTATTAAATGCCGTTTATAATTGCAGGAGTAGTTAAATCTATGGCTTTCAGCATGTTAGGTAACAGCAAAGTTATAGAAAAAGTGATCATATTATTATTAGAGACATTAGCTAAGAAAACAGATTCTGATGTTGATGATAAATTAGTAGGGTTACTTAAAAAATCTTTGGAAAAGAAGACTGCTTAATTGCAGTTAAACTTTCCCCATGTGGGTTGGTACTAGACGACAATTCAATGGGTTGATAATTGGAGGAATAGCTATGATGATTACAAAGAATTTTAGTGTTGCAGAAATGGAATGCAAATGTGGTTGTGGAAGTTCTGATATGGATGAAGAATTTATGAGGCAGTTACAAGGGATTCGTGATGAGATGCAAAGACCTTTATCTGTTACAAGTGCAGTAAGATGTGAAGCTCATAATAGTAATGTGTCATCAACTGGTAAAAATGGACCACACACTAAAAGGAAAGCTGTTGATTTGGTTATTTCAGGTGCAGATGCATTAAGGCTATACGATATAGCTAGGAAGCATGGTATGTCTGGCATTGGGTTGTCTCAAAAAGGTGCACACAACAAAAGGTTCATACATATAGATGCATTAACTCCTGAAGAAGGGCCAAGACCTACTGTGTGGACGTATTAGATATGGCAGATACTAGTAGTTCTACTTTTACGTATTCAGATGCTGAGTTTATGTGCGTGTTTAATCATATTCTTACTAATGAAAAAATTGCAGAACCAGTTGTAGATATAGATGCTACGCTACCTAGTGCACAATACGATAGTTTAGAATTAGTTATGTTATTTGGTTGGCTTTCTGAGATGTTTAATATTGATTTTGATTTAGTAGATGTGGATGCACTTTTACTTAAAAAAGATGTAACATTAAGAGAACTTAAAGACCTGGTTGCTGAAACTGCAACTACTAATCTTAGTTTTAGTGATTTAGCGAGTTACAGCATATGCCAATAGTAGCTGGTAAGTGTAACTACTTGCAAAAAGGACAAGCTTCACTAATACATGCTCACAGTATAGATTTAGACGGGTCTTTGGTAATAGGTATATTTATAGGTAAGCAAATAAGAGACAAATTTAATTTTGCAGATGTGTGGAGGCATTTTGTAGTTAATATAGCCAGAGAAAAAAGTATATATTGCGTTATATACGATGGGGCGGTGGACACCCATGCATTCAGAAATCAAATGGAGTACCACTCCACTATAGACGGATTAAAAGTATATAAGATAAATAATTTTATAGTAGATAATCCTGCTGCGTATCCAAATATTGTAACTAAAGTTGTTTAATGGCCATTGTTTCTCCTGGAATAAAAAATATTACTGAGTCTGATTCTGCAGAATTAGTGGATTGGAAAAATCCACCTAGTTTACTTGATCTAAAACAAGATTACTCAGCAGCTAAACCTGCGCATACATTACATACTGCTGCTGTAGATAGGTGGCTAGATGTGATGGAAGGGCATCAAGTAATTAACGCTAAAAAAGGTAGAAGTAAAATAGTACCTAAATTAGTTAGGAAACAAGCTGAGTGGCGTTACTCTGCATTAGCTGAACCTTTCTTATCTACAGATGATTTATTTAACACTGCTCCTGCTACTTTTGAAGATAAGCAGTCAGCTGTCCAAAATGGGCAGGTATTAAATTACCAGATTAATTGCAAAATAAATAAAACTAAATTTATAGATGAGTATGTTAGAGCTGCTGTAGACGAAGGTACAGTTATAGTTAAAGTAGGTTGGGAGTTTGAAGAAACTACTAAGGATATAGAAGTTCCTGATTTTGAATTACAACCTACTGCAGACGCAGAAGCAACGCATCAGCAGTTACATACTATGATGCAGGAGTCTCCCGAGCAGTATCGTGCAGAAATACCTATAGAAGTCCAACAAGCTCACGAAGTAACTATGCAACAGGGGACTCCTGTACTCCCAGTACAAGTGGGTTCACACACAGAAGAACAAACTGTTACTACTAAAAATCAACCCATACTAGAAGTATGTAACTATAATAATATAGTTATAGATCCTACTTGTAATGGAGATATACAGGAAGCAAAGTTTGTAGTGTATAGTTTCGAATCCTCCCTTTCAGAATTAAAAAAAGATGGTAGGTATAAGAATTTAGATTCAATTAACTTTGATGATAACTCTATTCTTAGTGAACCAGATCATGCTATTACAGATGATAGCAATTTTGTTTTTCAGGATACAGCAAGGAAACAAGTTGTAGTAAAAGAATACTGGGGATACTGGGATATACATGATACAGGAGAAGTAGTACCATTTGTTGCTTCATGGGTAGGGAGTACTATTATAAGGTTAGAAGAAAACCCGTATCCGGATAAAGAGTTACCTTTTGTTTTAGTTCAGTATTTACCTAAAAGAAGAAGTATCTACGGAGAACCTGATGCTCATTTGTTAGAAGATAACCAAAGGATTATCGGAGCAGTAACTAGAGGTATAATAGATGTTATTGGCAGAAGTGCAAATGGACAACAAGGTATTCGTAAAGATGCCCTAGATATCACTAATTCCAGGAAATTTGAAAGGGGGGAAGACTTTAAGTTTAATGCCACTACAGATCCTAAGTCTGCTTTTTACATGGAAACTTATCCAGAGATTCCTAGATCTGCATTAGAAGTGTTAAATATGCAGAATAATGAAGCAGAATCACTTACAGGCATAAAAGCATTTACCCAAGGCATTTCAGGGCAAGCTTTGGGGTCTACAGCAACCGGAATTAGGTCTGCTCTTGATGCTACATCAAAAAGAGAATTAGGTATCCTTAGACGGCTCTCTGACGGTTTAAATCAAATTGGGCGAAAAGTTATATCTATGAATGCTGAATTTCTCGAGGATGAAGAAATTATAAGAATAACTAACAATGAATTAGTCGCTATTAACAGAGATGATTTAGGTGGTAAATACGATATTAAATTAAATATATCTACTGCAGAAGCTGATAATGAAAAAGCACAAGAATTAGCATTTATGTTGCAAACAATGGGTAATTCTTTACCATTAGATATGTCTAAGATGGTTTTAAGTGATATTGCTCGGTTAAGGAAAATGCCTGAGCTAGCTAAACAAATTGCAGAATATCAATCTCAACCTGATCCGCTAGCTCAACAGAAAGCACAACTAGAACTGCAGTTACTACAAGCGCAAATAGCTAATGAAACTGCTAAAGGACAAGAAAATGCTATAGATGTTCAGTACAAAACAGCTAAAACTCAAACTGAAATAGCTAAAGCTAGAGGATTAGATAGTCAGTCCGACTTAAAAGATTTAGACTTTTTAGAACAAGAATCTGGTGTAGGAAGGGAACATGAGAATCAAATAGCTTCGTTAAAACATAATCAAAATATGGAATCTAAAGATCATAGTAGATTATCCGATCTTGACAAATTAGCCTTTCAAAATATGGCACAACCAATAAATAGTATACCACAATGAATGATTTAGAACATGTAGACATACAGATAACTACAGCAGAAAAATTGATTTTATTGAGAGATAATTTTTATAAGTTATCTGAGAATAAACATTTTAAAGAAATAATTATGAATGATTATTTCAAAGAAGAAGCAGCCAGGTTAGTTATGGCTAAAAGTAATGCTAATTTAGATGAAACACAGCAACGTTCCATTGATAATATGATTGCTGGGATAGGTAGTCTATCTAATTATTTTGATATGATTATTCGTCGAGGTAATGAAATGGAAGTTAGTTTAAAAGAATTTGAACAAACCAGAGAAGAAATTCTCGCAGAGGAGGTTAATTAATTATGGATAATGTATTAGGCCTTTCAGATGATGAGTTCTTAAAAAAGAATAGTGAAGAACTCTCGGCAACAGAAGATTCACAAGAATCGGCTGACACAGTTACGACTGAAGGAGACATTGCTAATGATACTATTAGTGATGAAAGTGATAATGCTACTGGCGACACCCAAGAGATTGTTGAAGAAGACACTCCAGAGGAAGAACTGGACACTTTGCCTGAGGATACTCAAGCAGATGCTCAACCTTTCGCTGAAGATACTAACTCAGAATCTGTTGATGCAGATAGTAATGAAAAGAATACAGACACACCTGAGGATACACCTCAAGAGACTGATACTTTTAATTACGAGGATGCGTACAACCAGGTAACAGCTCCATTCAAAGCTAATGGTGCAACTATGCAGGTCAAATCACCTGAAGATATAGTTAGGTTAATGCAGATGGGCGCAGGTGCTCAGAAGCAAATGGCTAAACTAAAACCTAATCTTAAGTTAATTAAGATGTTGGAGAATAATAATCTTCTGGATGAACGTAGATTAAATAATTTAATTGATCTATCTAAAAATGACAGCAAAGCTATTGCTAAATTAGTTAAGGATAGTGGTGTAGACCCTGATGACATTGATATAGAAAATGCCAGCACTTACCAACCTAATAATTATACTGTAACAGATAGTGAGTATGAACTAGATCAGGTACTAGATAGCATAAAGCACACAGATACTTTTGATAAAACCATTGACTTATTAACGTCAGAATGGGATGACAAGAGTAAAACGTTTGTATCAGAAAACCCTAATGTAATTAAGGTGATTAATGATCATATGCTAAACGGTGTTTATGATAAAGTGAATGCTATTATGCAACAAGATAAGGCTCTAGGTAAATTATCTGGAGTATCTGATGTTGATGCATATAAACAAATTATAGATATGTTAGCTAACACTGGAGAGCTTATTGATGGAAATCAGCAAGTACCTGTGCAATCTAACGTAACGAGTATAGGGGATGGTGATTCGGCTAAGCGTAAGCAAAACCGGAAAGCAGCAGCTCCTACTAAACAAACAAATACTAGCAATAATTCTAAACAGGATGTTAGTTATCTAACATTATCTGATGATGAATTTACGGCTAAGTATGCTTAATTTTAAACTAAATTAAAAGGAGGTCATTATGGCCGCTCAACAATATAATAATCCAGGAACAACTGCTTCAAGTATTGGGGCACAGGCTCGTACTGATTTTTACGAGAAAAAAGCGATTATCGCTGTTAGAGATAAACAGTATTTTTCGCCTTTGGCTAATGTCAAAGCAATGCCTAAAAATATGGGTAAGAAAATTAAGCAGGATGTATACGTTCCTTTGCTTGATGATCGTAACGTAAATGACCAAGGTTTAGACGCAGCAGGGTTAATTATTACTGCATCTAAGTGGCAGGCATTCAATTCTTCTGGTGTTGAAATTGTAGCTGGCACAGGGTGGACTGCAGCTACAGCAACTACTGCAGGGTTCTTTGCTACTGAAGCTAATGCACAAACTGCTGCGGGAAACTATGGTAGTATTCAGGAAACTGGAGGTCATATATACGGTAGTAATAAAGATATAGGATCTATTGCTGCTAAAATTCCTGCTCTTTCCGAGTCAGGTGGACGTGTAAATAGAGTTGGTTTTACTCGTTTGCAAGTAGAAGCTGACCTAAAGAAACGTGGATTCTTTGTTGAGTATACACAAGAATCTATGGATTTTGATAGTGATGCTGATCTTTTAGCTCACATTACTGAGGAATCAGTAGTAGGTGCTAATGAGCTAACAGAAGCAGAGCTACAAAATGATTTGCTTAATACAGCATCAGGAACTGGTACTACTATGTTTGTCACTACTGACGCTGCTGACACCGAAACAATTTCTACTGGTGCCGTAGGTACTAAAGCTTCTGTAAATGGTTTAGTTGTGTATAAAGATCTTATGCGTTTATCTATTGCTTTAGATGACCAGAAGACTCCTAAATCAACTAAAATTATTTCAGGTTCCCGTATGACTGATACTAAAACCATTAATGGTGGACGTATTATGTATATTGGTTCTGAAATGATCCCTGCTATACGGGCTATGGTAGATTTGCACAGTAATCCTGCTTTTGTTAGTGTAGAGAAATATGCTGATGCAGGTAATGTGTTAAATGGTGAAATTGGCACTATTGACCAATTCCGTATTGTCGTAGTTCCTGAAATGCAATATGGTGAAGGAAAAGGAGCAAGTAACATAGATATTTATCCTATGCTTGTTGTTGGAGATGGAGCATTTACTACTGTTGGTTTCCAAACTGATGGTAAAAGTGTTAAATTCTCTATTAACCATAAAAAACCTGGAAGTGAAATTTCAGATTTAGCTAATCCTTATGGTGAGAAAGGATTCTATAGTATCAAATGGTACTATGGTTTTCTCGCTATGCGCCCAGAACGCTTAGGTGTTATTTGGACTAAAGCGGATTAATCATTAAGTAAACGTTTTCCTGTTACTCATTGCAATTAAGCTTTGAGTAATAGGAGAATTATACAAACTATAAAATAAAAAATTATGGATATTGAAAATATGGATATTGAGGATGTTAAAGCAGAATTAACTGGTCGAAACATCAAGATGCATCATAAAACTAATGCAATTAAGCTTAGAAAGGCGCTACAAGACGATGTAGACAAAAATGATGCTGAAGTACCTGTAGAAGTGAAACCTTTGCCTATAAAGGCTGCTAAGGCTAAAAAGAAGCCTGAAATGACGTTAGAAGAAAAATGTTTGCATTTAAAAAGAATTATAGTTACACCAAATGATCCTGAACTGTCTGGTCACGCAGGACTAGTGTTCACAGTTTTAATTAGTGGAGTAAATAACGGAAAAGCTATTAAAAAGTATGTACCATTTAATAATGAAGAAGGATGGCATGTACCTAATGTTATTGTTAATCAGATTGCTAATGCAGACATGCAAAAATTTAAATCTGTTAAAGCCCCCAATGGCGATACTGTTTTACAACCGTATCAAGCTAAGAAGTTTAATGTACAGGTTTTACCTGATTTGACTCAAAAAGAAATAGATAAATTAGCAGCAAGTCAATCTGCTAGGGGTGATGCTTAATTAATAAATAAATAAATTATTATGACTATAGCTTATACTACTTTATCTGGCGCTACTACTGTAGGTACAGGCAATTCAACAGATGGCGATGGTAATTTTGACAACTTAATGAAAGTTGTCACTTTGCACTTAGAAGCTCAATTTGCTGCAGGTAGAATTACGGGTACTGATTATGCTACGGTGTATTTAGGAGCTTTGCAGAGTACATTAGCACAAGCAGTTAATTTTACACTTAGTATGGAAAAAGCTAATGCTGAAAAAGCTCTGTTAGATCAGAAGAAAATCACTGAATACGCGCAAACTGGCCAAACTAGTAATACTTTACCTTCCACAAGCAGTATAGCGGGTAAGCAAATAACTCTATTTACAGAACAAGCTAAAGGATTTAAATGGAATGCGGAAAATAAATATTTAAAGTCTTTACTAGATGCTTATGCTATAAA